GGCGGGGAGTACGCGTGCGCCTCCCTTCAGAACAGGCGTCGCCAAGCGCCGGGCGACCCCCCACAGGTCACGGCCAAGTGTCGCGACACCGGCCCCACCCTCCGCGAGATTCTCGCGCGTGAAGAATCCTGGGGGGTTCATCGCTGTAAAAATAGCGTCAACTTCCTCCTCGGTCGGCCCACGGGGGTCGCCGGTGTACGACACCTGAATCCCACCCCGTTGTGGATGCCCAGGCGGAAGCGGCTCGGTCCCGCGCTTGCCTGTGAGGTTCGTGCCTGTAAACGACGGGTCTGCCTGCTCCTGGGTCGGATAGATCCAGCGTCGGTGGATCTCGTCCTCTGGTGACGGCGCTTCCTGGAGCGCGGCGGCCCGTGCGAGGACCGCCTCGACATAATGCTGCGTCTCAGGAAACGGCGGGACACCAGACGCCCGGTCCACCGCGCCCGGCCCAGCGTTATAGGCTGCCGTCGCAAGCCGCTGATCGCCGTGATATCGCTCAAGCAGCATGGCAAGGTACTGGATGCCCGCGCGCACATTCTGGGGCATATCAAACGGGTCGGTGACGTTATACTCCTCGGCGGTCGCAGGCATGAGCTGCATCAGCCCGCGCGCCCCGGCCGGCGACCGTGCGCGTGGATCGTAGGACGACTCGTGTTCGAGAACCGAGAGGGCTAACGGATAGGGCACGCCCAGCGCCTCGGCGTTCTGTCGCACAAGGTCCCGAATACGCTCCTGCTGTTCGTTCGCCATTAGCGTAGCAGGCCGCCGACCCGAGGACTTTCACGCTGAGGTCTTCTGGACTGTGGGGGGGCGACGAACGGACTCGCGTCGCCCACCGAGGGAGTCCGCCACCCAGCGACGGGGGGAAGACGCCCACCGCCGAGCGTGGGATCGGCCGTCGCTGCCTCAGACATGAACAACCTCGTCCCCGGAGGGGTCGATCTCACCGCACGATCTCGCATCGCCTCCATCTGACGCTGTTTTGGATCAAGCACCGTGAAGACGCCGTGCTTAATCGCCAAATACTGATCAGTAAAGTCTCCGAAAATATGGTCAAAGGCTCTTTTCGTCAGCCCCGCCGTCGCGCCCAGGCCGACAAGCATCTGCTTCGCACGCTTGACATCATCTTCAGTCTTGCGCCCACGCTCCCCGCCCAGTTCGGCGAACAACCCGGCAAAGGCATTCCGCAGCCGCGCAAAGTGTTGCAGATCGTCAGAGGCTCTCGACTGCATACGGATCAACTCATTGCGCTCAGCATCGGTGAGTCGCGCCTTGCGCGCCGCCGAGTCCGTAATCGCCGCTGCGCGAGCCGTTCTCTCTGCGTCAGTGATCTCAGGTGTCCCTGGGGCCGCAATTTCGCGAGGATCGAGGAAATACTCCGTCCCAAACCACGAGTCCACCGTTTGCCCCAGGGCCTTGAGTCGTGCGATGAATCGAACATCTTCGGTATTGAGCGAATAGGCATAGTCCGCCATCTGCATGGTGACATTGGCCAAGGGAATCATCTGTGCAAGAAACTTTTTATTGGACTCGGTGAGGTTTACCACCGAGACACCACCCCATGGTGCCGGCATCATGCCGCCCAACGGCTCAGACTGAAACAACTCGTGCATCGGATTCTCTGGATCCAGAGAGGAGTGGGCCGCCTCCGCTACCATCTGTTCCGGCGTCGCCCCCGATCTGATTTGCGCCGCGTTCCGCGCAGACGAACTCGGTCCTGTCTCGTAGGGACCAGGGGACCCCGTCTCTCCGACCATGCCACCGGGCAGCCCGTATGCCAATTCCGGCATATTCGCTTTCGCCCAATCGACGAGCCACGGATTCGTCGCGATGGACATATTCATATACGTTGTGCGGTCGTTTCCGGCGTTATCGGTAAACGTGACCGCTGTCGGGGTTGCGCGCAGCATAGTATTGACCGAATCAATCATCGCATCGCGGCGCTTCTCAAACGCCTCATACTCCTCGGTTGCTTCCAGCGGCCGGAGTGCCCCCTGAAGGCCAGGCAGTCCGGTCATCCCGGCAAATAAATGCAGGCGCTCTAGCCCCTCATCATATTTCCGTGGCGCGCGCATCGCGTAATCAGGCATCGTCGTCCCAGACGTGAACCTTTGCGGACTGATAATGCCTGGTTGCCCAGGAGGCACCGGCGCACCCGCGCCAGCGTGGCTAACCCACGGGAGCGGACGACGCGCCAACGGATCGGAGACGAACGCGCCCCCTCGTTTACGATGGCGGAAGAACGGACCCGTTTGGTCGGACGGCGAGGTCCGCGCACGCGGATCCGCTCGATCGCGACCCACACTGGGCTCCGGCATCCGACCAATCGTGCCAGATGTGATGGGCTGGAACAGCGGTTCCTTGCGTGTCTCGCCAAGCTGTCCCGGCCGGGGAAGCACGCGCGTCAGCGGCGCTTCTTGAGCGTCCTGATACAACGACAAGAACTCTTCAAGCGCCTGAGATTGTCGACGAAGCTCCTCTGCCTGGGCTAACTGATACTCTCGTAACGGAGCCGCTTGGTACATGGGGAGAAACCCCTCGACAAATCCTTTGAGGGCTTCCCCGATTCGTCGTCGTTGTGCCATCGCTGCTTATCCTCGACGTGGACGCCGTACCCCGGTCATGCCGCCGAGGGACCCCGGCTGTCCAATCCCTGGTATCCGCGCGAGAGCAGCCGCATCCCCAAACTGCTCTACCCCTCCGATGGGGCGCAGTGACTCGTGCGGCATCGGGGCCGCTGGCGGCAAACTCGGTGGCGCGCCGATCGGCCCCCCAGGCTGCCCCCCACGTTTCGCGCGGCGTGTCTGTCCCGTGCGACCCGTTGACCCACGCCGTCGCACACGCGGACGCTCGGTGCCAAACGACAGCTTGGGTGTGCGCGTCGCCCTCGGCGCCTGATCCGGTTGCGGGGACCCCTGTCGCGAGGGTGCCTCGTCAAAAGCCTGAAACTCACCAGTATAGGATTTAAAAACGGCCATCCGTATTCTCGTCGTGCGTCATTATTTCGGCCCCCAGCGACCAGAGAAGTCACGGCGGCGAGACTTGAGAAACTGGCTCGCCAACTTCTTCTCCTCGTTGGCACGCGCTGTATCTTCCGAGACGTCGGAAATCGCCGCCCCTGCACTCTGATCGAGTTCCTTCTTGAGACGACGTTCTTCCCGCTTCAGCCAGTCCTCCTCAAGAGACAACCCATGAGAAAACCCAGACCCGATTCCGCTGAGCAGCGACGACAGACCACTGGGATCTCTCCGGCGGAACGCCCCCTCCTGCGCCCCGCGTCGTCGCCGCGTCGTTACATAGTCAGCCGCCATGAGTCTTATGCCTGCGTTCCACTAACGTAGCCCTCAGCCGCCAACGCCGTGGCCTTAAAGTACTCCTGGAGAAGCGGCAGCAGAAACTCAAGACGCCCCTGTTGGAGGGCCGCCATCGTTTTGTCGCGTTCGAGGCCGTATTCGGCCAAGAACTGGTTCCAGGCCATATTCCGGTCAAGCACGTTGAGCGCCGCGTCCGTCCGCATCTCCTGCACACCCGTCAGCGCGTTCACCGACTCCACGATATTGCGGCTTTGCTCGGTGGTGAGGGCCGTTCCCTGCTTGACGGCCTCAAGAAGACGGGCGTCCTGGCGCTGCGCCCGATCGAGCGCAATGTCGGTCTGGAGTTCCCGAGCGCGTTGTTCACGCTGGTCCGCCGAGAGTCGTTGCGCGAGCGCCTGTTGGTTCAGGTGCCCCATCGCCTCGCGGTATCGGACATCGGCCCGGTCGCCCTCCTCAAGCGCGATACGCTGCGCGGCCTCGGTATACATCGGGGCGAGTTGGGTTTCCAGGCGGGCCATGTAGTCCTGCTCAGGACCCTGACCGAGTAGCCCGCGGTCGGCCATCGTCGCCTGTCCCTGCGCGAGTTGCGCGGCACGCAAGCGATCGAGCGGCGACCGTGCAGATTCCAGTTGCATCGCCAGGCGTCCCTCATCGGACGGGAGTACACCGCCGCTCGCGAGCAACGCACGCAGCGACTCCTGTGATTCCGCTTCTAGCGGCGTCGGGGGCGTCACCCCACCGGCGCCCAAGATATCGCTCAAGCTCCGAAAGATTGTCGCTTCGCCTTCGGTCGGCGCCTCGGCACCCCGCGACCCGAGAATGTCCGAGATCGTCTGCTCTGTTTGTGCGGTAAACGGTGTGGGGGCTACCCCACCGTGGATCAAATTCTCCAGGGCCAGATTCGCCTTCCGGGAGAGCGGGTCCGCACCCACCTCCTCGGTGTACATCTCTTGGTAGGCCGGCGGGATGATCGGGGCGCTCGCTGTATCGTACGGAATCTGCCCCAGAATGTTCAGGAGCGCCGACCCTGGATAGGGGTCGTACCCGCTCAAGGCCCCTGGTTGAGACAGAACAGACGATCCACCGCCACCGAGCGTCGGACCTCCTGTGCCATTCCCACCTGCCCCGCCAGCACCACCACCTCCATCGCCACCACCGTTTCCGCCGTTGCCACCGGACCCAAAGGCGCGTAACGCATAGGGGAGCGGGTCGTCACTCCCTGGGGCATAGATATTGTAATCAGGAATCCCTGCTGCTGCGGTATCTGCGGGATCGAGTCGTGTCGTATAGCCGCGCTCTGTGAGCGCCTGGAGGATTCCGGGAGTCTGTTCCGCCACCGAAAACCCACCCATCCCCTCAGTCGGCCATGCTGGAAACGAGGGGTCCACCTGAGTCAGATAGTCAACGTCGGTATAGTCCCGATAGTCCGGGTTAATATCCCCTGGGCGAAACGCGAGGCCATACTCGCCACCCACCGGCGCTATCGCGTCAGGAATCTCCAAGGGCGCCATCGTCGCGGTGCCATCCCATGGCTCAAACCCGAGCGCACTTCCAATCCGTGCCTCGTCACCCGGGTTGCGTTGGAGAAAATCAGCAATTTCCGGGTGTTGTTTCGGGGCGTACTGCGATCTCCAGTCGTTTGCCATGATCGTTACACAACCGCTCCGCCAGGACCGGTCGAATCATAGATATCGCCGCCACGCTGACGAGCAATCCCGGAGGGAGGCAGCAAACGCGGACGACGGCCCCCGGTGGGGAAGGCCCCTCCCACGATTCTCCCTGTATTGTCCTGGGGTCCTGGCCCTGGAGTTCCGAGCGTGGGAAGTGGCGCGTTCGAGACATAGTTCCCCAAACTGTCAAAGTTGGCTCCGAGGAACGACAGCGCCTTCTGCATCTCCGGCACGCCGCTCAGCGACCCCCCATACGTCGGGAGTGGCGGCGCCGAGACCGCCCCCGCCGGGAACGCGGTCGCGCCACGTCCGACCGCACTCAGGATGTCCGCTCCGTCAGCGGACGGTAACGCCGCCGCAAAGGGCGCCGACTCTCCCCACGAGACGCCAGGCCGTGTCAGAAGTTCCGGGCGTGGGACGGCAGGATCCGTCCCGTAGACCCCCACAGTGACGGGTCCCGCCCCCTTAAAGATCGGAAGCGTATTGGCAACATACGAACTGGGGAGAGAGACCGGGCTCGCGGCATATTGAGTCGCCGCCGCCCCGAGACGTCCGAGACCCCCAAGGGCCCCCGCAAAGAGCGATTCGGGATGCAATCCCCGGTCCAAGGAAAGTCCGCCTGGCTGGCCAAACCCCAGCACGTTCGTCCCTTCTGGTCGGCCGCCGCCTAAATAGCCGCCCAGAGCATTGATGCCCGCCATTGTCAGCGGCACTTCCATCCCACTCATTGCGATAACTCCTTGAGAAATGTTCGGCGTGGCACCTCAACATAGTGGAGGCGCTTCGCCAGTGCCAGCCCGCGTGGATTATCCGTATCAACCGAAATCAGAAAATGTTTCACACCCAATTCCTGAGCATGACGTTCGGCAAACTGTGCCGCCGCGAGACTCTGGCGGCGATAGGGTGGTGCAATATAGAGATGGGGCTGCCCAAAGGACCGGTCGGGAGTCATATTCGTCAAGCCCGTGAATCCGATCGTCTCGCTGCCGGAGTCAATCATCTGAAACAACGCCTGCTGATTACTCGCCGCCTGCAAGAGCGCCGTCATGGCGATCGTCAGTGCCACACCATCGGGAAGGGTCGTACCCATGAAGGCTTCAAAGCCCTTCCGGTCAGCCTCGTACCACCGCAAGACGCGGGGCGGGTCACCCGTCGCATAGTGACGCAATCGAAGCTCCGCAGCGTGTCCGTTACCCGTCCCCATTTTCAGTATATCATTCGCTGACAGCCAACGTAATCATCCCACGCAGATCGACATTATCCGTAATACTGGACGGCCACGCGGCATGATCCGTCCGGAAGCAATAGAGCTTATCCGTCCCTCCGGTGGTGATGTAGCCTTCCGTATCAACCGACCCCTTGATGGTCAACGGCCCTGTATACGTCGTCGTTGTTGCCGACAGCCCCTTGGGGAGCTGGATCTGGAGTTGATTCCCCATGCTGCTGGAGGTCGTGGTGTCCTCCAGGAAGAAGTTCACCACAAGAAACTGGCCGATTTTAATAAAGTCATACTGCTTCTGGTCGGCGCTCGCCACGGTCCAGGTCCCGGTATTGGCCGTGAAATTGCCGGCCGCAAAGGGGGTACTCTGCCACGCGAGTTCCTGCTGAATCCGTTGAAGCCGTCGTCGGGTATCGAGGGCAGCGAAATAGAGGGATCGCATCGCCCGTTCCGTCACCGACCCGGATTCCTCCCGTATCCGCGCAAAGTCGGGAGTCGGAAAGTCGAGAGGGATGTTCGATCTAGCCATACGGACTCTCTGGCCACTCCTCGATGGGAGGGCACTCGCACGCATGAACATGCGTCTGATGCCTCACGCACCAGTAGTTCTCACAGTCCTGACAGGGCATCCAGATGGCTGTCATATGTTACGGCTTTCCCCGCACCCCCAACCTTTTGAGCAAGTTGTCTATGAATGCATCGGTCTCGGCGTATAGCCGAGGTTAATCGCGGGGGCCATTGCTACTCTATATCTCCTTGGCCTTTACTCCACCGACGTAGCGAATCGTCTCCGTATTTGATGTTATCTTCGATTATTTGAGATGCGTCGACTTCATTGGATAGATTCAGAGCCTTCTCTACGCTCTTTTTGTCAGGAAAAATACGGTCCAAACTAAGGTTTTTATGCTTCACCTTCGACATTAAGCGTGGATGGGACTTAATTAAGCGTTCAAAACCTTCTGTATCGTCTGGGTCAAGGTCATTAAGTTCCCCACGCAACTCCCGTAAGAGCCTCTTTTGAGACGATAACGACCGAGTCGCTGCATTAACATTCCGTCGCACCTGTCCTAGGTAAAAAGCAAATGGCGCAATAGCTTTAAGTGGAGACACTGTCGCCGCAAGCTCTCCCAGTTCCTGCATCGAGGGGCGCTGCTCCCAAATGGGCTGGGTCCTGGCCAACGGGTCAGCCCCCACGATGGCTCCCGTCACAAAATCCGCGAGTGAGCCAATCGCTGGATCGACCACATCCGCCACGCCATAGGCTGCTCGCCACGCCGCATCCGAGATCCCAGGTTGTGCCGCTGTGCGTCTCACCCTCAGCGCCGCCTGCTCCCGTTCGGCCCTCGCATTCGCATACGCCTGCTCCTCCTCCGACAACTGAGGCAGCTTCCGTCTGACCACCCCTTTCACCCCGGTTTCCCAGGATGGGTCAAACACGCTCGTCTCCAGCATCGGCTCCCACGGATATGGCCGATCGGCTGCATCTTTGGTCCGGCGTTTTGCCATTGGCTAGGCATTCCGCCGGCGGATCTTTCCGAAGGTCTGTGCGAGGCGTGCGCGACGCTTCGTGGTCGCACTGGCCCTGGACCCGGGCGCAAGCACATCCCTTGCGAAGGCCGCCGTGGTTTTCCCCGCCCGCTGTGCCTGTGCGGAGAACGCCCCCTTCTTAAAACTCGGGCTGCTCGTCATCTCCTGGATCCATTGTTTCGCCATTACTGCAATCTCCGCGTTGCCCCCGGTAAGACCTGATAGCCCAAGGTCATCCCTTCCAAGCTCCAACTGCCGTTCTGGGCATCATCACTGATGCGGATCCGACACCCAACGTCCTGCACAAAGTCTCCGTTGGTGCCTTCGAGATTGATAATGCGCTGCACGCTGTCATAAGGAACCGTGATATTGGAACTCTCTGAGGTGTCAATCCCGTTGCCATCCGAGGTGATGAGTTGGAGGCCGAGTGGCTCAATCGACTTACTTGCACTTCCTCGACCGACCGCTTCGTCCGAGGCGCTCCCTGACATCCATTCAACGGTGAGGGTCACGTCAGAATCGGCCTCGGCGACGATATCCAACCACCGGAACCGCTTGGTGAACGCCATGAGCTGCTGCGGGGCTCGAACGCTCCACGAATTATCAGTCCCGTAAATTACCTTCGTCATCCAGCGTGCCGGGATATCCGACCCATCGAAACTGTCGCCATCGAAGAACTCGTAGCAGAAGCCGCCTTTTGAGGTCTGCGCTTCGCCGGTCAACACCACCTGTGTATCACTAGACGTTTCCACTGTGGTCGAGGCCGACATCGGCATATCCGGCCAGACATACCAGACACCCCAGCGGTAGTTCCAGACCACGGCCTGATTACACTCGGCGTCATCGCCGGAGGTTGTCGGTCCCGCCCAGAACCAGATCACATGCCCGTTTTCAATATCATGCACGGCATGGACCTTCGTCCGCTGCGCGTACAAGGCCGTTCCCAGTGTGTTCTTCACAGGCGTGGAGATAATGACGTCGTTATTCCCATCAAAGAGGCGGATATCGCCCAAGGGGGTGAAATATGCCTGCATCACTCGTGGGGTCGTGACTTGTTCTCCTGACGCATCGGTATAGACCGCGCCTGCCGGGACCTGGACAATCGACCGATGTGAGACCGCACCAATGACCGCGTTGGACTTGGTACGGACCCAATCCATCACGTCAGAGACGATTTGCCCGGTGCCGCTGACCGTCCAGATGGATCGTTCAAGGAATACGACCAACATTCCCTCGAAGTCGCCCACAAGCCCGGTGACGACATCCCCAACGGAGCTTTGATCGGTAAAATCGAGGTAGTTATGGGCCCCCACCTGATCGGGTGTCCCTGGATCGGACCAAAAGACACGCCGAGGATTGGTGTCCGTGCGTCCCCACCAGAGGCGCTGTTTATGCGGTTCACAAAAGTAACTGCCGGTGGCTGGGGCATCGCCGTGTTCCTCCAGGAGGCGGTGTTCGAGAATGTCGAGGTCCGACGCATTGTCGGTATAGCTCGTTGTCGTCCGCCCATCAATAAACGTGACGAAATAATAATTTGTGCCGGTGCCCGTCGTCCGATACAGCTCGTAGCCGGTAATATCGGTGTCTGAGTCGGCGGTCCAGGAGAGATTGGCCTTCTCGTTCTGGAGTTGAATGACATTAGAGGTCACCGAGCCCGGAGATCGTGCTTCCGCGGCATCGAGGCTGACCATTTTCCAGGTGTAGGACCCGTTTAGTTGCCCGGCGGCGGTATTGACGGCGGCGGTAATCGTGGGGGACTTGCCACTCGCCGCAACCGTGGCGAGCGACGATCCATTCCAGACACGCGGCGCCACGACACCATCGGCAAAGAAGAGATTGTTGTCGACCTGCGCGAAATCAGGAATACGTCCAACGGACCCGGAGCCGAAATCGGCAATGAACGTCCACGCCGCCCCGTCGTTCGTGCTGTACCAGAGTTCGCACTCGTTCGATCCGTCGTCAAAGAGTCCCAGAAGCTGACGGGTAAAACT